CGCGGGGGCGTTGTTCACGCGCGGATATACATCCGCGGTTATTGGTCTGCGCGCGGGCCGCGCCTTACGCTCGCGTGGCCAGCGCCACGAACGGCGAGAGCGTCGAGGCGGACCGCCGCGGGGTGAGCGGGGTCCTCCACCAGACGCGGCCGGCGTTGCGGGTCCAGAACTTGAAGGTCCGCTCGTGGTTGACGAACCGGACGTGGACGCTTTCGGCCGACTGGAGCGGCTCGTAGGTGCCTTCGAGGTACTCGTCCCAGACGCCGAGGACGATGTCGCCGGTGGTGCCGACCGTCTGGCAGAACTCGGTCGGGTAGGCGGGGCGGCCCAGCAGCCGGTCCGGCTCGCCCTCGATCGCCGCGGTCTGCCAGATCGGGATGGCCAGGGCCGTGGTGCCGTCGGAGGGCACGAAGTGCAACTGCATGAGCTGCGGCAGGGCGTCGTGGTTGTAGAGCCAGATCGCCCGCTGGTACCGCCAGCAGCGGCTCCGCATGTTGATCACGTTGTTGTACGTGATCGTGCTCTTGGCCTGATTGACGTCCTCGTCGACGCTGATCAGGGCGGGGCTGTTCATTACGCCCTCGAACTCGCCGACGCCGGTCCCGAAGAGCCGCTCGTTGATGAGGTGGGCGGCGAACTGCTCGCCAAAACCCTTTTCGAGGATGGCGGCGAAGCTGGTGGGGGAATCGGTCAGGAGCTCCTCGGTCACGTAGGAGAGGCCAAAGAGGCTCGTGGTGAGCATCGCCACCCGCTCCATCTGCATGCGTGTGGCGTTCTGGCTCATCGTCTCGGCGCGTCGGGTGACGAGCAAACCGCCCGTGACGCTGCCCGTCGAGTGGTCCTTGTCGGTCCGGGCCGGGATCTCGACCCGCGGCATGTCCATCGGGACCTTCGTGGTCCGGGCGCCGATCGGATCGTCCTCGGGCTCGACCGTCATGAGTTCCGGGTGGAACCCCATCGGGATCAAAAACCCGCCGTAGGGGTCGCTGTACGAGCCCTGCTCGTCGGAGCCGGCGGCGGCGAGGAACCGGAGCCGCTCGTCGCGGGCCGATTCGACGTGGCGGTCGCCGTGCTGGAGGACGGCCAGGATGAACTCCCGCGGCGTCTTGAAGCCGCGGTTGGGGTCCTGCTCGAACGCCGCGCGGGCGTTTCCAACGTCGGTATTGGGAGCGCCGGGGGCGCCCTTCTCGAAGCCGGACTCGGCCGATTCGTGCGTTTCGGACAGATATTTTGCGAGGTCCTCTTCCCGCTGGATCTTGGCGGCCAGGGCGTCGAGCTCCGCGCGGTTGGCCGTGAGCTGGGCCGACTCTTCGGCGGTCGGCTCCCGCTCGCCGTCCTTGGCGGCGCGATCGAGGATCTCTTCGGACTGCTTGACGAGGGCGCTTTTGCGATTCGTGTACTTGGTGATGCGCCAGTTCTTGGCTGCCATGGGGAGGACTCCGGGTAAGAGCGGGCAGTAGCCGCGGATGAATATCCGCGCGGGCGGGGGGCGGGAAACAGAACGACAGGCACTAAAACCGTGGAACCTGTCCGACCGCCGTGGCGTGAAGGATCGGGCTCAGAATGAGCTGGAGCGGCGGGGTCGGAGACCCGCGCCGAACTTTGCCGGCGGGGTCGGAGACCCGCGCCGAACTATGGAGCCGGTCCGCCGTGGCGTGGCCGGTCTCCTCATAAGGAGAGTGTAGGTCGGGAAAATCGGTTGTCAAATCGGGGGCAAAATTTTCCAAAAAAGCCACGGATGGAACACGGATCGAACACAGATCAAATCAGTGCAAATCCGTGTTTCATCCGTGGCTCTCTTCAATTTAGAGCGTGATTTCCATCCAATCCCCCGGCCGGTCCTCCGCCTGGCGGACCTCCTTGGGCTCGAAAAGATTCTCGAACCGGCGGCCGCCATCCCACCAGGCGGCCGAGTAAACCACCCGATAGCCGCCGGCCGAAAGGTGGCATGCCAGCAAAAGGCCGCGGATCGGGGGGATCCCGCTCCCAAGCAACTCGACCTCGGTTCCGGGCCGGAGCATTTTGATGGTCATGGTTTCGGGACGCGGAGGTTGGGAGGCGAAGCGGTTGATGGGCATTGGGATTTAGGGATTGGGGATTGGGGATTCGAAAGAAGGGGCGAGGCGGAAGGTGGAAGCACGCCAGTCCAATCCCCAATCCCTAATTCCCAATCCCTAATTGTGGACGAACAGCGGCCTGGGCAGATGGACGAAGTCGCCGGTCATTGCCAAGAGGTCGGCGATCCACTGCCAGTCGGCCTCGAAATGCCGGCCACGCCAGCCGACTGAAACGGCCAGCGCCGCTTCCACCAGCAGGCACCCGCAGTCGATGCGGCAAAACTCCAGCGCGGCCGGCAGGCAGCGATAATCGAAATGACTATGGACGCAGTCGCAGTACGCGCCGCGGTGCCCTCGGACGAGCTGAAGCATCGCGGCCAGGAACGGGGGAACGTAGTAGTTGTCGGCATTGGTGATGACCACGTAATCAGGTCCGCGGTCCGCGGGGCACCCGCATCGCGGGTCGCGTTGTCCGTTGTCCGTTGTCCGTTGTCCATTGTCCATTGCAACTGACAACTGACAACTGACAACTGACAACTGACATTTCAGCCGTTCCAAAGCATCGGCGCGGAGCGAATGGCCCCAGTCGTTGTAGCGGACCTCGCTGTGCCGGATGGTAATCCGCCGATCATCTCGCCATTCGCCACGATGCTCCTGTGTCTCCGGGCCGTCGTGGATGAGGTCCAGCGTCCAATCGTCGATGGTCTGGAGCCGGAGCGAATCGGCCAGGATCGGGTAATAGTCGTACCAGGGCGCGATGAAGTGGACGGTCATAAAGGGGTGGCTGGTGACTGGTGGCTGGTGGCTGGTGGCTGGTGACTGGTGGCTGGCCACGAATCACTAGCCACGAGTCACCTGCGGCTGCACCAGCAGGTCGTCCGGCCCAAGCAGGGCGAGCATCCGCGGCCGCTGCTGGGCATAGAGGGGATTTTCCACGCCCTCGAAATTCGTCAGTTCGCCGGAGGTGCAGGAATCGAACGCGACGAGCCGGAGCCGGCGGCAGCCCATCAGGCGGGCCAGGTGAATTGCGCAGTTGGCGGAGAACTCCCACCAGGCGGGCGCGCCGAGATCGGCCACCGCGCCGAAGACGTACCGCGGCCGGTAGTCCGCGAAACACTCGGGCGATTCGTCGCGGCTCAGCAGGATCGCGGTTTTTTGGGGCCGCACCATGCCCGCATTTTCGCAGGCGGCGGCGTCGTGCGGGTCCCGCAGCCCGCAGCCGTCCTTCTGCATCGAAAAGACGGGATTGGGCAGCCCAAAGGCCTCCACCGGCCGTATCGCCGCGTTCAGGACGATCACCGGACCCGGGCCGAAGAGCGGCGCGGAGGCGTGGACCAGGCTCGGGCCCGTACCGACGATCCAGCAGGTGCCGCCTGGGAAGGCGCCGAATAGGTCCCGGATGGTTTTGGTCATAATCGTAGTCCATCGTCCGTGGTCCGTTGTCAGTTGCGACGAACAACGGACCACGGACGACGGACAATTCGTTCAGCCGAACCGTCCGTACTGCGGGCCGTGAAGCCCATAGCGGCGGACCAGCTCGAAACACTCCTGGAGGGCCGTCTTGCCGTCCGGCGTCCGCCAGGTCTCCGATTGGATCGGCCGCGTATGCCGCGCGGCGATACAATCGAGCACGGCGAACCGTCCGTCCGGCACGCAGATGGGCCACAGGAACTCGATCCCCCAGCCGCTATAGTTCTCCGTAAAAGTGTTCCAGCAGGCCTCCAGGGCGAAGGCGCTGAAAAACGGCATCATGATCTCGACGAACGGGACTGGCCGGATTCCCCATCCCCAAGCACCCTGGCCGGGCGGGCGCCCGACCGTGTGCTCCCAGCCGACGTAGGAATCCCACGTAAGCGCGGGCTGCCAGACGTCCAGGCCGGCCGCCACGCCGACCTGAAACGCGCGATTGATCGTCGCGGTCGAGATGGCCAGGTCGTCGTCGAGGAATGCGCAGGCCCGGTAGCGGCGGGCGATCGCCGGCAGGTCGCGGGCGATGTTCCGCCATTTGTGGCCGGCGGTGGTAAACGAGTACTCTGCCTGGCCGGCGTCGAAGGGTTCCCCCCTGAAATTGTTCACGGCCAGGTCGAACAGCCGACCCGCGCCGAGGAATTCGCCGAGGTACCGGCCGGAGTCGGCGGAAACGTAGACGAGGAAATCTCTCATGTCAGTTGTCCGTGGTCAGTTGTCCGTGGTCCGCTGTTGCAACTGACAACTGACCACTGACAACTGACAGCTACCGGAACCGCTCCAGGGCCAGGCGTTCACGCTCCGCCTTGGCGCGGGACGAGCTCTTCGCCTTCTTGACGCCGGCCAACCGTGCCAGGCAGTCGTCGAAGGTCTCGATCCGATCGACCATGCCGCATTTCTTCGCGGCCGCTGCCCGCATCATCCGGCCCTGACCGTAGCTCTTCTGGACCTTCTCGGCCGTCGTGCCGCGGAATGTCGCCACGTCGGCGACAAACTGGTCGTAGATTTCGTCCACCAATGCCTGGTAGTAGGCCCGCGTGTCCTCGGGCAGCGGCTCGTCGGGGTTCCATTCGGTCTTGTGCGGCGAGCCGCTGGCCTGGATATACGAGACCTTCTGGCCCAACTCTTCGTTCTGGGCCGAGAGGTCCGTGTGGACCATGTAGACGCCCAGCGAGCCGATCCAGCCGCTCGGGGTGATCGAGACCTCTTGGGCGGCCAGGCCGATCCAGAGGGCGGCCGAGGCCATCTCGGCGTTGCAGATGGCGCAGGTGGGCTTCTTTCCGCGGGCGTCGAAAATCTTGTGGGCGAGTTCCGTGACGCCGAAGCCGTCGCCACCGGGGCTGTGAATGTTCAGCAAGATCGCGCCGACCGAGTCGTCGGCCAAAAGCTGGTCAAACCGGCGGCCGATGGCCTCGCAGGAGCAGCCGCCGGAGGCCTCCTGGAGCATGTCCGCATGCATGGCCAGCGTGCCCATGATCGGCAGCACGGCCACGGAGCGATTCACCTGGACCTCCTCGGCGGCCTTGCGCTCGGCCCGGGCCGCGGCGATCGCGGCGGCGTCGATCTGGATGCCCAGGGACCGGGCGGTCACGAACCGGCGGATCGCCTCCAGCTTGTCGGGGTGGATCGGGTGCGGGGTGTTGTAGACGCGGGAGAGGATGTTTTCGTACATGGCAGACCTTGAAGGGGAAGTAGCCGCGGATGGATATCCGCGCGGAACGATTGCACATTGAGAATTGCAAATTGCAAATTGCAAATTGCGTCAGGCGAGCCGTTCGATCATCGGCGACGGGTGCAGGGGGATTTTCTGGGCGAGCGGAACGGGATCGAACGTCTCGTGTTCGAGATAGAGCCGTATGGTGCCGGCATCGTCACACTCGGCATGCACCAATCTTGCGCCGTCGGGGACCTCGTTGGCCACGACGCGATAGGTGCCGCTGCCGATCATCGCGATCAGTTCGGCTGAAACCTGCATTTCCCGGATCCGCCGGTGCTTGCCGGCAATCTCGTCCTCTAACCAGGGGACCAGCTCATCCGGCACCAGGAAGCCGCCCTGTACGTCGTTGTCGCTCATTTCGGGCTTTCGTTCTTTCGGGGTTTCGTGATTGGTCTTCGTTTTGGTGGGGCTCGCTTCGCTCGACCCACCCTACTTGTTTCGGGTTTCGTGGTTCGTCCGTGTCATGCGGCGTGGCCAAAGAAGATCGTTTTGAGCAGGGCGGCCAGCGCGGGGGCTCGGCTGGTCTTCCAGTCGGCCAGGGTCGCCGGGACGTCCGTGCTCGACAAAATCGCCTCGTGGAATGTGCTGATGAGTGCCGATGCCCCGTCCGGCACCAGGCCGCCGCGACATTCCCAGGCCCGCCCGATCGGACCGAGGATCTTGCCGCAGTAGAGGGTATGCTCCTCGTAAAAACCTTCGGCCCACTGGTCCCACTTTTCGCGGTCCTCGGCGGCCTTGTCGGCGCGGGATTCGAGGCCGCGGATCTCGGCGGCCGTGATCCGGGCGGCGGCGTCCTCCAGAAGGATCGAGAACGCCGCGCGGGCCTTCTCTTTTTTTCTCCCTCTCCTTGTCTCCTTGTCTCCCCGTCTCCCTGTCTTTCGCCCGCCTTCCGCGGCGTCGTCCTCATCCGTCTCGGCCGGCTCCGCCGTTCCACCGCCACCGCCGGTGGCGGCTTTCTTCTTTCCCTTCCCGGGCTGGCCGCCCTGCTGGTTCCAATCGGGGCCGCCGCCGGCGGGCTGCATGTTCAGCGGCCGCAAGGGCGTGTCGCCGCCGTCGACCGGATTGCGGTTCTCCTCGGCCCGGACCTCGTTGATCGTCAACCACCCACCCTGGACGGCGATGTTGTGCGCCTCGTAGCGGTTCTTCATGTCGGCCCGCTCCAGGGCGTCGAGGTTGAACTTCGTAAAGTACGTCTCCGGCTCCAGCACCAGGTCCCGGTCGGCCGCCTGCTCGAAGCGCGTTGCCAGGGGGCCCAGAGTGTAGAGGACGAACTCCAGGCCGAGCTGCTCGATGTTGGCGTTGGGGCTGCTGTCGCGGATCCCGATCATGTGCGGGGGGACCCCAAAGAACCGGCAGATGTCCACCGCGCCGGCGTTCACGCTTTCGAGCCATTGGGAATCGCGATTCGTCAGGCCCAGCTCATGGAGCTCCATGCCGTCCTGGAGGATGGGCGGGTTGCCGGCGTTCTCCGGGCCGCCGTGGAGTTTCTTCCACCCCTCGCGGAAATTCCGCTTCGCGTCGGCCGTCCACTTCGCGCCCTGCGGGCGGGAGATCCAGAACGTGGGCAGCCCGCCGTTGCGAAAAAGGCTCGCGCCGTGCGTGTTCTGCGCGATCACCAGGGCCACGACGTTCGAGGCGTATTCCAGCACGGAGACGCCCGTGACGCCGTTGAGCGAGAGGCCGCGGACGTGAAAGATTTCGGACGCCGAATAGGTTTCTTCTTGTCCCGGGTTGGGCCTGTAGACGTACTTGAGCGAGCGGTCGGGAAGCTGGGTCACCGTCATCCGGTCCGGATTGAGGGGCCAGAGCTCGATCGAGTCGCCCTCGGTGGGCACGATCCGATTATAGAAATTCCCGCGGAGGCCAAGGTGGCCGACGCCCATCTCTTTCCATTCGATGGGCGTCTGCCAGCGGTTGGGCCGGGTGTGGAGGACGCTCCACAGGTAGTTATCGGGCGCGGGCTCGCTGGCTCGGCCGCCGAGCCGGCGGTGGACCCGCCACGGCAGCGTGCCGAGCGACTCCCGCAGCACGCGCATGCAGGCGAACACGGCGCCGACCTTCATCGCGGTGTCCGGCTTGACGACGATGCCCGAGGGGGTCGGGCCGGAGACCGGCTGGTACCAGAACGGATCGAGCGGTCCCGGCGTGGCGGCCGCGCGGGGCAGCATGTCGCGGAATGATCGGGCGAGGTCGAGCATTGGAGGGAAGAGAAGGTAGGAGGGAGAAGGAAGGAGTTAGGAGTTAGGAGTTAAAAGGGAAGTAGCCGCGGATGAATATCCGCGCGGAAAGCGTAAATCACTCTGCATCACTCTGCATCACTTTCCGCGCGTCACGGCTCCAGGATTTCGAGGGGGCAAACCCCTCGGGGAGGGATGCTAAACGCGACGTGCTCAGTCTCGATAAGGCGGGGCTCGGAGCTCCAGGTCCACGGCTTCCACCAAGCACCGGTGGGAATATCCACGACGCTCCGCAACCAGGTCCGGGTGATGATGTAGGTTGCGCGCTGGGCAACGCCGAAGTGGCCTACAAAGAGCGTGCTGGTCATGCACTAATCCCTCTCTTCCGGCATCGGCCGCATCAGCGCGGCCAGCGACAAACAGGCGGCACCGCCGATGATCAGGCCGGCCGCCGGGTGCAAAACCGACGCGCCGGCGGTGATGGCCACCAGGCCGGTCACAATCAGCAGGTTCGTGCAGAGGATGACGCGGGGCATTTTGGATTTTGGATTTGTGATTTTGGATTTGTTTAGGATTTAGAGCTTCGGATTTCGTGCTTCCGGCCGCCCTCACCCTAGCCCTCTCCCGGAGGGAGAGGGGACAGGGAATCACTCGCCGTGCAGCTCGTCCAGCCGCCGGATCTCCGCCAGTACGCGGGCGCACCGCTCCGTCTGGTCGGCGTCGTTCAACCGGATCGCGTGGCCCTGGAGGACCTGGCGGATCGTGGCGTGGTACGCACGGCGGGTGCATTCCACCTTCTGCCCGGCGTCGAGCGTCTCGATCGCGGCCGAGGCCAGCGGCGAGGGGTCAGGGGTCAGGGGACAGGGGTCAGGGGACGAACGGCGCTTGCGGCCGCGCTTTCGGGGTCGCGGGCCCGGCTCGGCGGATTCGGCGGGGCGGTCCGCACCGGCGGAATTGTCGGTATCGGCCGAGAGCTCTTCGTCCGGCTCCTTGTCTCCCTGTCTCCCTGTCTCCCTGTCTTCCTCTTCCATCAGATCCTCCGCACAGTGAATGGTGGGCTCCTCGTCGTCAGGCGTTTCGTACGCCGAGGGCGGCGCTTCGGGCTGCCAGGCCCGGCCGAGGGCCATCACGCCGGCGATCACGCCGTCGATCGACCGGATGTCGTTGGCCTTCGGCTTCACGGGACGCTTGTTGCGGTTGGTGTCGGTCAGAACCTTGCAGTGGCCGGCCTGCCAGGTGAGCAGGCCGTTCCGGTTGTGCTGGAGCTGACCGCCGAGCACCAGCCGCTCGTATTCGGCGGTCGGGCCGGCGTAGGCCATGATGTTCTGCGGGAACTCGGCCACCTCGATCTCGGGAAAGTGTTCCGTGACCCACTGGGCCGTGTCCGAGGCGTACATCTTGTCGTACGAGAACGAAACGACCTCGAACCGCGAATGGATCTCGGCCAGGGCCTCGCGGATCATTCCGTACTCGATCACCGCGCCGGGGACGATCGTCAGCCAGCCGGCCTTCTCCCACGCTCGATAGTCCACCAGGTGCTGCCGCTCCTGGACCGTTTTTTCCGGGATCCAGAAGTGGACGAGTTGGCGGTAGCGGGGCGGCGGAGAGGGGGAGACAGGGAGAGGGGGAGACAAGGAGTGTTCGGCATCCTCATCTTCCTCGCTCCTTGTCTCCCTGTCTCCTTGTCTCCCTGTCTCTTCCTCATCCTGGTCCATCGGAAACACGAGGGCCGCGGCGCTCATGTCGCCGGTGAGCGACAGATCCAGGGCCTCGTGGCACCGCCGGCCGGCCAGGTCCTCCTCGCAAAAGTCGGCGCCGCACTTCTCCCAGTCGGCCGTCGAGAGCCAGGGCGAGACGGCCGTGTCCCAGATCCCGTAGGTCAGCCGCAGCAGGTTGGGCAGCTCGCTGGGCGTCTGGATCGCGTCGCGAATGTCCTGCACCAGGTCCCGCTCCTGGATGACGTGTCCCAGGCCGGGATTGCAGCGGCGGGCCACCGGCAGCTCCGTCGCGCCGGCTTTGACCGCCTCGATCTCCGCCTCGGCCTCCTCCCGAGTCGCCGAGAGGATGAGGGCGAAGAAATCGTCGTCGAACGTCGAACCGTCCAGGATCGCGCGGGCCTTCTCCCGCTGCCGGTAACAGAGGCTCTGCAAATTGTTGCCGGCGTTCGTGATGACCAAGAGCAGCGGTTGCCGGCGGGCACGGAAGCTGTACCGAATCGACTTCCACAGCTCGTCACCGTACCACTCGTGAAGCTCGTCGGCGATCGCACAGTGGAGGCTCGGGCCGTGCTTGCCGCGGGGCGCGGCCGAGACGGCGCGGTAATAACTGTTCGTGGCCGGATAGGCGATATTGAAAGTGCTGTGATGGATCTTGAGCACGGCGGCCAGCGGCGAGTGTTCCGCCATCTGGACCGCGTCGTCGTGAACCACGCGGGCCTGCGACTTGTCGCCGCCGAGACTCCAGATTTCCGCGCCGGGCTCCTCGTCGCCGGTCAGCATGTGGAGGCCGATCCCGGCCGCCATCGTGCTCTTGTAGTTTTTCTTCGGGATCTCGATGTACGAGCGCCGAAAACGCCTGGTCCCATCCTCGCGGACCCAGCCGAAGAGCGGATAGACGACCTTCTCGCGCTGCCAGGCGTTCAGGATGAATGGGTCGCCGCGCCATTGGCCTTTCGTGTGGCAGAGATTTCTCGCGAACCAGTCGCAGACATAGACGGCCAGGCGCTCGTTGAACCGGCAGCCGGCGCGGACCGCGTGCTCGTCGGCCGGGCCGGCGATCCACCGCGACTGGGATCGGGCCGAGGCCGTGACCTTACCGGGCGGCTTTTTGCCGGCCGCCGCGGCCGGCGCGATCGCGCCATGGCGGTCGGCGCGGTAGGTGCCGTCGCGGACGTGCTCTTCGAGCGACTTGCGATTCCAGCCGCCGCCGCGTTTCTTTTCCTGGGGCGCCTCCGGCTGTTTCTTTTTTTTCGCTCCGTTCGCCATCGCGATTGGTGCCGCCAAAATTCGTGCGGGGGTTCAACAACGGTCTACCGGGGGCGAGAAAAACGGTTCTGGCCCCCCCACCCCGGTGTAAGACCGATTATGGGCGCCGCGACTGCAAGGCTCGCCGCCAATCGCGGCCGAGCGGCTCAATCCGATCGTGGCAGGCCTGAGAACAGACCGCTACCAGATCACCGTCTTCCGCGAGGACCTCGTTTCCCTCGCTGACCCGCCGCACGTGATGGACGATCCGCGACGCGCGAATGATGCCGCGTAGTTTGCAAACTTCGCACAACGGATGGTCGGCGAGAAACTGTGTTTGC